AAGGTGATCGAACATTTACCCATAAACATAGACGGTGTCACATGGGGTCACATGTCGGCTTTCGAGTTTGTGAAGACTGCGGATCATCTCATCTTTTCAAACATGTATACACAGAAAGTTTCGGGTAAAGTGATGAACGATGCCATTGAAGAAAAACTGTTAGACTCTGGAGTCAATTTTGTATTTGGCGCTGAACTAACAAATGTGGAATACATGGATGATGGATTCGAAGCCACTTTCAGTGACGGAACCATCGTCAGTGATGGAATGTTGTTTCTGTGCATCGACAATAGCCCGGCTCTTAAACTTGTCGGTGACAACTGGGGTCCGAACGCGGAGAAGAAGATTCGAAGTGCCACGTATGGATCGATTTGTGTCTTACTTGACTATGATGAACATGTGTTCGCTGGACACGAATTTGAGACACTCGTCAACACGAAGTGGAACATCCTAGTTTCAAACTTACCTGGTTCAAACACGATTTCATGTGTGCTATGTGATCTGTCCAAAGAAATCTTGGCAAGTGAACCGGATGTCATCAAGAGAGAAGTCATACACCAATTGGGGCTCCCTCCACCAAAAGAGATTCGTATCGGATGGGGGAGTGAGTGGAACGGTGAGAAGTGGGAGTTTTCTCAGTCTTCCGGGGTGCTCGGTCTGCACGGACAAGTGCCATTCTTTGGGAAATGTCCTAAGGTTGCACTGTGTGGTATGATGTCACACAGAAACACACCCTTCTCGAGTATTGAGGCCGCCGTAGAAGTGTCGAGAAGACTGAGTCATGAATGTTTTGGAACGAGGGCACCACTCAAACCCCTTCTTCTCTCACAGGTGATTACGATTGTGATTGTTTTACTTATAGTTTTAATTCTAGTACATCGTACTAAGAACCTATGAAATTCGTGGCTCAAGTATATGAACCGATGTATGAGTTTAATAATAAGAAATATTTCAGAGTCAAGGTTCCTGAAAAGGGGCGACAAATCATCGAAGGTATGCACGCTTCACGAACTCACCTACTGAAAAATACGAATGTAGATGATCCCCTGGATGGTCATGTATTGAAGGTTAAGATTCCGTTCCGTTATAGGAGAGTGATGTGCAACGTCGAAGGACGTCCCATTCAGTCTCTAATAAAGGGTGACGCTGTAGAAATGGAAATTGAATTCAAAGGTGCCTGGAATGTAGAAAATCACTCAGGATTCTCCTGGGTGCTCGTCTCCTCCTCGACCTTCTCGAGCTCATCAGGGGGTTGAGAAGGATCCTTAGGAAGATCGATGGTCTCGAGGCCACCCTTCTTCAAATCGTTGAAAGTCTGAAGCATACCCTGGAGCCTGAAAATCTCCTGAGTCATCTGCTCAATGTGTTGGGTAATCTTCTTAATGTTGTCATCAATGTTCACGACCGGCATATAGTCATTTAAAGTTTCAACTCTTTAAATGAGTATATGGGATCCCTGACCAGGAGTGGGTACATCATTAACAAATGCGATGCCCTCGGTCATTTTAAAAAGGAACTTACTGTAAGGCCAATCGTAAATGGGGACTTTGGATTTCCTCCACCGCCTTTCAAAGTTTTCAGAGCAACTAAGAATGGAATCTGCGTTCCAAGATTCTACGGAACTGATAAGATGGGAACACCAAAGCAAGACACAAGACCAGAACCGACCAAAATCACCACCCGCTTCACTGGACAACTCAGAGACGCTACACATCAAAATGAAGCATTTCGTGCCGCAATTAAAGCAGGCCATGGGGTCCTTTCTCTACCATGTGGTTACGGCAAAACGACGGTATCCTTGGCCATAGCTTGTGCGCTCGGATATCGCACTATGATTGTCGTCCACAAACAGTTTCTAGCTGACCAGTGGAAAGAGAGAATACAGCAGTTTTGTCCGGGTGCCACCATAGGTATTGTGCAACAAGACAAGAGGGAGGTTCACTGTGATTTTGTCATTGCCATGCTCCAATCCCTCTCCCTCAAAGAATACTCTTTCGACGACTTCGACAGTGTCGGAACACTCATCGTGGATGAAGCGCATCATATCTGCGCGAAAGTATTCAGTCAAAGTTTATTCAAGATGTGTCCCAAACATATTTTTGGTCTGTCGGCAACCCCCGAACGTAAGGATGGACTCACAAAAGTGCTCCATTGGTTCATGGGACCAACATTCTTCGCCGTCGAGAGAAAGAATCAAGAACAGGTCGAAGTCTTTCCCATTGTGTTCGATTCTCCAAACTATAAGAACCCTCCACCCTCCATGAGAAACGGTAAAATCTCCATGCCCAACATGATCACCTACTTGGTTGAGGATCGAGCCAGGAACAAGATGCTGGTGGATCTCGTGAAGAGGGCGTCCGCTGGGACGAGACAGCTACTCGTCCTCAGTGATCGAAGACTTCACTGTGAACTTCTTCATCAATGTTTTCCCAAAACCTCGGGACTGTATATGGGTGGTATGAAGGAGGCGGAACTTCAAGAATCTTCAAAGAAAAAGATCATCTTCGCCACATTCAGTCAAGCCCATGAGGGCCTCGACATCCCCTCCTTGGACACTGTCATTCTGGCTTCACCAAAGTCTGACATCACCCAGAGCATCGGACGCATCATGAGAGAGACCAAGGGAAAGAAGAACAATCCACACATCTATGATATCCACGACCCATGGTCAATCTTCACAGCCATGTATTACAAACGAACAAAAGTCTACAAGAATGGTGGATTCAAAATCCATGGTAAACATGTAGACGAAAAGAAAAACGATTTCCCGATAGGTAAGTGTATGTTTAATTTACATTGAGGGAAAACCCCAAAGTAGATTACCATTTACGCCCTGATAGAATCAGAGACGGCTAACATAATCACGCCAACTATGAACGCTATGATGACGTAATTCAATTCTGTGTCTTCATCACCCATCTCCTTAACAGGAGCCTGGGGCTTGGGTTGTTCGACAGCAACCTGCTGTCGAGGGGGAGGTTCCAATTCCTCCAGCGGACAATACGCTATCATTTATATATACTTTAGAGATTTATTTCAGTCTTCTTCTTTCGTCGTGTCCTCTTCGGCTTGGAAGGGTCAACGTTCACCTCCTTGACCTCACCCCCTGTAGACTCTCCTGAAATGGAGACGATGTCGGAGAACTCCTCATCCTCCTCCTCGATCGTGGGAGTGGTATTCTGTTGGAGATTAGTGTTCATCGGGGGTGGAGGAGGCATCATCACTCCACCCATCAGGCTGGAAATGTCCAAACCGGGTCCCTTCATCTCGTAATTACCAGTTCCTCCAACTGGGGGCTCCTGCATGGGTTCACTCGGGTTCCTCGTCGTATTCTGAACCGCTTGCATCATGTTCTTGACTAGATCGGGGTTCTGCTTAATCACGTCGTTCATGTTGGGAATCGCAGTCTTGAACATGCTGTTCGTCAAGTGGAACATCATCGCGGAACCACCAAGCATCATGATCAACTTCACCTCTGGGGCGACGCTGACCTTGGATCTATACTTGACATAGAGCTCCTCGAAGACACCATCATAGTCGTCAACATTCTCCATCACCGACTCAGACCAACCCTCCAGTTGAATCTCAAAGGGATTGTATCTCTTGTTGAGAAACTCGAGACCAGTGACACACGCGACCAGCATACGTCTCGAGAAGCGAATCGACTGCTCGACGTCTATGCTGTATGTGATCCTCTTCACCTCAGCGCGAAGTTCCTCGACATTGGAATACGCGGTGAGTCGTTTGTTCACAGCGAAACCCTTCTTCTCGAGGCGAGCGAGCTTATTCAGAAGGTCAGACTTCTCCTCATCTATGGATGTGTATCCACTGGAGGGATTCTCCTCCTGCATCGTGGGACCACCCATCTCTTCCTCGTAGCCCACATCCTCCTCACCGTAATCGATCTCCTCGGTTTGGATGGGTTGATTTGGAGTGGACTGCTTGTTGGGATTCACAAAAGCGTCCATGGCTTCCTGATGTTGCACGGTTGGTCGCGCTCCATACGCGCTCTTCTGAGGACGCGGGACAGGCTTGGGCTGTGGAACAGAGATTTCAATCTCATCCATCAGTGCCTGCTCATCAGCATCCAGTTTCATAACGGTAGTATGTCCTCTATCAAGAATGATATCTTCGTCCATCTACTCTCTATGAAGAAACTAAAAAAAATATCTTTAACGCACTTTAAAAAAATATAAACATATAGTAAATGTTCAATCTTAACAGGACCAATCGTAACGCCTTGATGTACATGGCTGTTCTCACGGCTCTCATTTGCATTCTGACCATGGTTCAGGGTGGCTCGAGCAACTACCAACCCAGGCCAATCACCATCAACGCTGTCAGCGAGAAGTCTCTCTTCGACCTCGAGCACAGCGAGGAGTGCGTGCCCGGGTCCCCCAACGGTAGCCCCTACACCAAAGACCTTTCCCCGGGTGGTCTCTGTGGTGCCCAGGGTCTCGTCAGTGATCACGCTGGTTATTCCATCTCCGACGGAATCGGTGGATCTTTAATCTAAGTATATATAAATGGTTCTTCCCATCCCAGATCTCAATTACGAGTATCACACAATAACTATTGATTCTACCGGACAGGCTAGTGCCAATAGTTTCACATGTTATCTCGAAAATCCATTGAAGAATGTTGTTCAGGCTAAACTCGTAGCTTCTCATATTCACACGAAAGCGTCCAACCAGCACATCTATATTTCCATCCAAGAACTCGACAGCAACTTCAACGACAGGGCCACAAGGACCCTGAACGGTGCCGGTACAATTGGAAATGTCAAGGGAGCTTTTGCGAGCCTCATCTCTGATGTCACCGCCGTGGGCACCGGCAATCACATCAACAATTTTAGGGATGAATATGAAGTGTGCACACAATACATTAATCCCATTCGACGCGTAGATCGTTTCACGGTCAACATATATGACCAAGCGGGTGTCCCGATCGCACCCAATACCGCGGGCACTCCCAACTTTCTCATAGTGAAGTTCACATGTATGAAACCCAATTTGTAATTTTTCTCAATTTAAAGTAACAAACGATGTCAGCTGGCATTACTCAACTCATTGCCGTTGGTGCTCAGGATAAATATATCGTGGGCAGGCCAGAGATATCGTTCTTTAGTTCCACATTCAAGAGACATTCTAATTTTTCACAGTCCATTGAAAAACAGACTATTTATGGAGCGGTGAAAAATAATTCCATGTCAAGTGTTCAATTTGAACGTTCTGGTGATCTATTAGGATATGTATACTTCACCATAGATAATGCAACACAGGCTCTCGACAGTCAGCGATGGGACCGGATCATCGACAAGGTCGAGCTTCTCATTGGTGGTTCTGTAATAGATACTCAAGACTCTGTGTTCACTGAAAACATCGCCATCGACACCTTTGCCCAAAATGTATCCAAAAGCGCTAACGGCACTCACCCGGGTGTGAGCGCTCGTTCGTATTTTTACCCCCTGCGTTTCTTCTTCTGTGAAGGTCCTCAATGTGCCCTACCCCTCACGGCTCTTAATTATCATAATGTTGAGGTTCGTATTTACTGGGGCACAGAAGCTTCCAACTATAACATCGAGATGTACGCCAATTACTACTATCTCGATAACGAAGAGAGGGGTAACATCGCATCGAGAAAGCACGACATGCTCATCACACAGGTGCAAAAGAACGTAGCTTCCAACCACACGACTCAAGAACTTTATTTCA